GTGCGTACGCCCCCCAAGGAAGAACTCCAACGGGGGACATACTCGTCAACTGACACCGTCTGTCGGCGGTCTACCAACAACGCAGGCAGGCCGCCGGCACACGGCACATTGGGCTGAGTCACTTACAAGGGCGAAAAGTGAAAGGGTTCTCAGCTTACCTCCCAAAGCCCTTTCACTTACCAAGTGCAATACACTGCACGTTCATTCCTCAATACGTCCGACAAATACAACACGCTGCCGGCCGCCAAGTACAACATAGAAACCACATTCCTCCGTCTATATAACACCGAGTTCATGACATACGAATACTTTGCCAACGCCGATGCCACCTGCTCCCCGGAGTGCGATAACGTACTGAGAGACACACTCTTGTCCACCATCCCCATGAAATACAACAACACGTTCAACTTATCTCCGATCCGTAACAGTCGGGGGACATGCCTTCTCACCGAATCTACCAACGCGCCTATACCCAAATCCGAAAAGTACCACGTGAACAGAGTGTCCGTCAAATTGACGTCGCTAGGCAACCGATTGTCCACAATAAATGCACTGCCGTTCTTCCTTATCATCTCCTTCCACTTCATAGCAACTGTCAAATCCACTACCTTGAAACCCTTCTTCGCGACCAACTTTACCTTGTCAGACTTACTTTTCACGCCAAACGCCCAAAACAACCGTTTCTCTTTACCCGTCACGTCCGCCGCCGTACGCTCCAAGGCTAACCATGACTCCGGTCTACTGAATTCCATGGTGCCGCCTCCGCCAACACTGATCGGTGTACACACCCAACGCATAAAATCACCAACGCTCATTTTCAACTGATGATAAATAGCGCTCAGCACATACAACACTATGTTAGAATTGCGAACCCGATGGGGCAACAACCGGGATAAAAAAGTCAGCCACCCGACACTGACCTCCTGCTCAGACTCCAACTGATATCTTTCTAACCACGCAGCCGAGTAGATACAACTCTTCAACCCCAGGGCAGGATATCCCAACACTCCGTCCCCACTCAGTATCTTGCGCAAAAATTCACCGATCGGAGCAGAGATGCTCTTATTTGGATTGGTCGGTATCCCGAACGACTCATACAACGCACACAACTTGTCCAGAGGCAACTCGTACAGGTTCGAATACAATATCAGGTCATCTCCCAAAGCACCAAACTCAAAATGCATCCCAGACTGTTCCTTTATCCACTCACCCGCCAGCCAACTCACGAAGGTTCCTAACACGCTGGTAATGCGCCACCCAGACAGAAGTCCATGCTCGAAGGGAATCAACTCTCCAAACAACTCAAGATGCAGTGAATCCAAATGCTCACATTCACGCTCCGCCACCCACTTAGTCTCCTCATCAAAGCCCAAACTTCTGACAAATCTCAACACCAACCACTTGGGAACATGATGGTCGAATCGATCTCCATCCACCGACCCATACCAGGCGTATGTTTTAGAGAAGAAATCACTCAGCCACGTCGGGCTCGAGATAGGTGAATTCACTGGAGGCCTACCCGACCTACGAAACAGTAAATAACACTGACGAATGTAACTCGAGAGGGGAGTTGAGATAATCTCCCGGGTCTTGGTGGCTTCCTCCTTCAACGCCACGGAAGCGACCTGACGTCCAGCCAAACTCATCTCATAAATGTTTTTCTTCCCAAATTGTCCCGACGATATCGTATTGTTGAGACAATACGCCCACTTAGACCGATACACCTCACCACCGTACGTGGACTTAGGGCCACCACCAGTTGTGGCCCACCGCAAGTAGTCGCTACCGTACTCCTCAAAGGACAAACAACCCTGTCGGGTAGGCCAATTGCTGAAGAAATGATCCATCTTGCGTTCCACAAACTCTCGAGGCATGTTGCCCAGCTCACCAGTCACCCAAGATGTTACATCCTCAACCACCTGCTCCTTGGTGTGAGAACTCGGTCCTCCCAGAGCGTGCAAATGCATGAGCAGCGCGTAACCTTTGTTCTTGTGTAGATTGGCATAACAATACGAGTGCAAATTTTTCAAATCTTTCCTGACGCAGTCGTCCAATCGCTCAGCCGGGTATTGTCTCGCCATGATCCCCTGAATGTAGCCCAACAGTGTACGAGATATGTTGATTTGCCCCAATTCTACTATCGCTCTGTAATAGATGGACAACGACGTCGAAAATGTGCCCAAAGAAAAGAAACCCCCATGCTTCACCCTTCGAAGTGAATCGGTGCCCGGCCTGTTAGGTCGACCATCATCAGATCCGATAAGGCCGCCAGGCAAAGACACTCGATACAATTCTCCGGATGGAGGCGGCAAGTTCTCTGGCACAATATGATTCAACTGGCGTATCTTACGTTCCCACCCTTCCACCACATGAACGGCCTCAGTCGGTATTCGAGGTGAAGCGTCTTCTCCAGCCAATCTCCCGCTACCCGGCCCCACCAGTCTCCCCGCCCCGTCCGCCTCTAGTTGTCCGACTTCTCCTCCTGCATCTGCAATTCTGCCTCGCTGGGCATCGTGCTCAACGTCGGCTGAGCTCGCCTGCTCTCTACCTCTTCCCTCTTTGCTTGCTCCCTCTGTCGACGATCCATCTGTCTCTCGATCTCCTCCCCTGCTGCCATTGCCGAACGCGGTATCGACCCCGAGTTGATGTACTCCTTGCCTGCGGAGATGGCCGGTCTCGCTACGTAGTCCCTCAGCCACCCTAAAAAAGAGTCAAGCGAAAACGGGTCCGGCAAAACAACAGGCGACACACGTATACGCCTCCTGCCCTTAGGGACGCCCATGAGCCCAGATGTTATATAAGAAATAGTGGGCACGGTGTCAAATTCTAGTGGACTCTTAAAAGCACGCGTATAAGTCAGTGTCGACAGTATCGGCAACGTCTCAATCTCAGAGGGTGCGTAATTCAAAGTCCAATTCGATCTAGACTGAAAATACGTCGATGCCCCCAAATTTTCCACCCACATGTCCTGGTAGAAAGGCTTTTCCTCAGTCCCACAACTGACATACACTACAGGTTTGGCCGATCTATCATTCACAAACCCAGTCATCAGCGCTTTCTGCACGCCCCAACCCTCCTCCAATCTGACGCCCTGTATGCGCTTCCCGCCAATAGACACCGACGACATAACAACACCAGCTTCTGCAATCGCAGACTCAACTTTCTCCGCCCACTGCAACGTACAGCATGTGGGGTAGGGAGAACATACCATGAAAGAAGTCCCATCCGCGTAAGATACCCCATAATAGTCCTCGATCAAATCAATGGTATCCGCAGGACTTCTCACAATAGAAGGGGGCGTGTTGTTCAACTGTCCCAAAAAGAGGGTACGCTTGATCTCCGCCAACGTCGAATAAAAGCCTCGGTGTTCAGCCGCGTCCCACCCCACCCAATGTCGGTACTCAATGTCATTCTGCAACAGAAATATCGCCAAACTTCCGGAAAGAGCAGATGCCAAATGCGCGTCAAAACTGGTGATCGCCGGTATGTCAGAAAAGTGGTACGGGCCGTTGACGGTATGAGTGTCAATCAAGTGTGATGCAGCCGCCAAGCGATTGAAAGAACCAGCCATCTGCACCACATAGTTGGGAGCGCTCAAAAAGTCGGGAGTCACCTGCTTCCAATACCCCAATCCCATCTTATAGGAACTGCCATCTTTCAAAGAGTACGTATACTCAGTTCCAGCTACCGTTACCCATGATACAGGACACACCCCAACCGGTGACGTCAAAGAGAAATTATATCCTGAGATGCGCTTATCCATGGCAGTGTGATCCTCCTTTGTGTTTTTGTCCAACCAATCCGATGACTGCCAGTTCTCCTGTCCCCACTTCTGCGCCTTGTAACTCCACAACCCCCGAACAGCCTTGCCATTGTCGTACCCCAGTCCGTTCTCCTTCGGCACCAATCCCAGCCCCGGACTGGTCTTGCTTGAGATGTCCGCGGCCAAAAAGGCAGCCCGGCCCGCCGCGTCACCCGCCGTTAGTCTGTTCAACAGAAAATGATACGCATAAAAAAACGTTTGGCGCAACTCAGATAATCCAGCGTTGGTGAAAGCCGCCCTCCAAGCCGGCCTAAGATCCGTCGTCACTATCGCCGCAGCAGTATCAACCGTGAACCCAACATTCGCTCCGGGTATGTCAATCGTAGGCGCGTTGGTCGCCGAACTACCCACCATCTGGACCAACATGATGTTCCGCGGCCCTGGCATGTACACCGAATTCGACGCAGGCATCTGACTCAACACACCATTGTATACATCAGTGTCAGACGCATCGTGGTCGGTAAGATACTCAATCACTTTCCACCATACTATTCTTCCAGCCCACGCGTCGCTGTGCATAAAAGCCATGATATACCCCAACATGTTCTTCATTGTTAGCAATTCCGAAGTGACAGGAATGGCGATCCACGTCTGATCAAACTTCGACCGATGCCAAGGGGAATCCGCCGCCTCAGACTTGATGCCCGCCAGCAATTGAATGAACCTAGCAAACGAAACGTAACTCACCTTCAACTGGGGGACCTCCGCGTCCTTGGCATATTCCTTCAGTCTCACCCCAACATTCGAATCGGAGTCCGAGCCAAGCTGCCGCACCATGCGAGACCAATCACTAGATGTTGTTGCCAGATCGGTGTCGGTGGCATTGAGTATCAGGTGACAGGTGAGCAGTGGGTACACATCACGAAAGCTGCTCCCCTCCGTCATCAACATGGAGTTGACAAGCGACAGCAACGATGCACCATCAACCACGGCAGGCCTTGATATCATGCTGCGCAGCGCATCCTTAGCATCATTCTCCAGCAGTTTGGCCTTGAACTGGTCAAACACAGAAGTGGTCGGCGGCCGAGCCTGACATCCCAGGTCTGCTGATGTGCTCGACCTGGTCACCTGACAGTGAGACAAAGGCATGTACTTAGGATATGAGTAGTACTGCAACTTAGGATCGACCGTCAAACTCACCTCACAATCCGCGTCCACCGGGTCAGCGCCCGCTGCTCCCACGCTCGAATACAACTTTTCACTTTCCTGAATCGTCTTCCTGTGCTTGAAATTCCCATGCGTCGATATCCAGTAACTGGAACTGCCTATCCTATCGTGCCTGTCCGTGACATTCTTAACGCAGAGATGATACAGCCTCAAACCGGCATCTTGAGGCAGATAATATTCCCTCCCAGCCAGCAACGCTGCCGCGTCCTCCTTAGACTTTACCACATGTTTTGCGGATGTCCTCCTTTCCGGTATAGACCCAGCAGATGCCCCAGCCCCAACCACAATCTTCGATGTTATCTCTAGCCTATCGAACAACTCAGCGTCCAATATAGAGTCATCGCTGGTCGACTCACTATCCTGCCTTACCTTCGCTGGGTGATAACCCTCCACTGTGAACCCCGTGTTGTAATGGAAGCCAAGGGTGTTGGAGTTGAAAAACGAAGTCCCAAGATAGGCAACATCGTTGGCCGTGTCAATGGCCATCAAGGAATCGCTGAATTTCCCAACATGCGGGGCCGTCTCATTCAAGGGCATAGTGCACCAATAGGTCAGCGCAGCGGCCTCCTTACTCTTGCATACTTCACTGGCCACTATATACGTATCCGACATTTTATTTACATTCCTGCAAGACCTAGGATTCGTGTCCACCTGAGGAGGAACTGAAATTGTCGCGTTCGGGTGATTATTTACACTATTTACATTTGTCGCAGCCGAGGAGTTATTTACACTATTACTATTACTATTTACAACACTAGAACTATTAACATTATCAACACCAGAATTATCGCCTGAGTGGGTACTCGGAGAACCTATCATATTAACAGAGTTTATAAGAGTGAGCTTCATAAACGGCGAAGTATTGAGCACACTTCGCAGTAGACCGCCTACCGACCTCAGATGATATACTTACACACAATCCTCGCACACACACATTCACGCACAGACCTTAAATATCAACAATATCATCCTAATTCTACTGCAAAACATACCGTTCCTACACCTAAACAAAAACCCGCCTACAAAGACTAACCCCATGGCCGTGACGGACCTTGACCACAGGCTACCGATAAGGTAGTAACATTTACCCTCCCCAAACCCCCTCCACCCTCACAAGGATGAAGAACGTAACCTAGTAATTAGAGCGTAAGTTTAAGGTTTCAGCACACACGTTGTCCAGCGTCACCTCCATCCAGGAAGTGACCCTCTTTTCCAGAGGTCCCTACGCAATTTCGGAATTGGTGCACAAACTCGACAAACAAACCGACCACGCCGAGTAGCCGATCTGTCTGCCAAGGCAATGAGGCACCACTCTCATTG